TCCGGCTGCTTTTGCAATAGCAGCGGCAGGTTTTGAGATGATACCTGACCCATATTCATCTCCATTGATGGTGTTGGCATACTTACCAGCCTGCGACGCCAAAATAGGTGCCGAAGAATAAGTAGGTACGGTCAGAACAACATCCTCAGCCCACAAGTAGATAGTAACAGTTACAGGATCGTTACCACTATTTGCATGCAAAAGATTTCCAAATGATTTGATGGTTATATCACCCATATCATTCCAATCCGCCTGGGGAATGTCCATAAAATTCTTGTCGTAAAAGAATGGTAGACAAAGTTCTCCGCCAGTGTTAGTAGTTGGATTTAGAAAGAAATGTGGCCTCTGAGAGGCTTGAATCAAATCTTGTTGCAAAAATGCTCGTTGAACCGTTGTTTGGTCCCCCCTAGTAAAGGGGTTATAGGACACGAGCGCCCTACCATAGTGAAATTTAGTTCCCGAAATAACCATCTTGCAATGCAATTTCATGCGTAGCAATTGGTAATTCGTGATCTTATTCCTCACATATGGATTTTCACAGAAGGCTTGCCAAGGATTGAACTTATAATAAAGATCATTTCCCACGAGCCAAGATTGTGCCGATTGTCGGATTGGTCGCTGAAGAAATTGGCCTAGTTCAGTATCTGAGTTATTACCCAAATCCATCGTAGACTCATAAGCTCCAGCAATTTCAGTCGTCCAACCAGCGTCTTGGTCGGCAAAAGCTGTGATTTGTACTGTGGCAGCAGGTGTAGACTCCACCTCCGTCATACCGGGAGGAGGAGCACTATCTACTCCAGATTGCGAAGTTAATAGTAAGTCTTCTAAGACTTCTAATCGCTTCTGCAACTTTTTACAGTGACAATACTTTCTACCCAAGTTTGTCTGAAGTTCCTCAATTCGTGACTCTAGTAACATGACTAAGTTTTCATCAAAAGAAGGAACTCTATGAAGTACAGGTGTGACCTGCGGTACGAATGATGTTTCAAGAGCAACATCATGCTCATTTATAGTAAATAATGTGTTAGTAATGAAATTAATTTATAGTACGAAAGCCTCATCATGCCGTCGCACCAGTGCTATTATTTTTGGAGTGGGCTACTCCGACGCTAAATAACGTCTATTTACATGCCCTATATATGCACCTGTCCATTTATTAGAGGAAATTCAGACCCTCAGACAAAATGCGTTATTATCACATATATATCTCTATTTGGTTTTAACAGCATGAAGAAACGCTGACTACCGGTACAAGGCCCCAGTAGCGGGCCATGTTCAATCCGTTTAGAGATCGAATTTGTTCCTGTACCACTGAAGACGTTCATCATAAGTGGGAATAGGAACCACATAAGAACTAACACCGGAATCAAGTGCAACTTGGTTCAACTCGGCGACGCGCTTAGTGTAAACTTCGCGCCCACATTCAAAGTACTTGAGGGCAACGTTTTGAATAGCTTCTGCGCTAGATTGCTCAACACTTAATACCTGCGAACGGGCATGAGTGTGCAACATCTTTGCGATAGAACCATCTTCAACAGGGGAACGATAAAGACCTAATTCATCGTCGCAAACAGCAAAATGCTTTAAGAAGGAGGCATCACTAAGGTTAACAAAAGGAACTGATTCAGCATCC